TTCTCTTACATCTTTACCATGGACAACGTCAGTGCTTCTGTTGACTCTTTCTACATCTACACCAGTGGATCCAGAAGAGCAGGTACAAGTACATCTGGCCGTTCCGGAAACACCTACACAACACTTCTTGACGCCGGAATCAATCGCTTCACTGCTCCTTTCTGGGGTGGTTTCGATGGTGTTGATATTACTAAGCCAGATCCATTCTACAACAATGGTATGAGTTCTGCAACTGATGAGAACAGCTACGCTTTCTACACAATCAAGCGCGCTATTGATACAGTTAGCGACCCAGAGTACATCGATATGAATGTCTTGACAGTTCCAGGTGTCACTCAGACCACACTTACACAGCATATGCTGAATGTCTGTGAGGAGAGAGCTGATTCATTGGCCGTCATTGATTTGCCAGATGTCTATAGACCAGCTCATGAGCAGTACTACTCCGACAGATCTAGCAGAGTTCCAGCTAACCCTACAAACACTGCTAACACATTGAAGAATAGAAGACTTGATACAAGCTATGGTGCCACATTCTATCCATGGGTTCAGACTCGTGATGATAATTCTGGTCAGCTTGTTTGGATTCCGCCTACCGTTGCAATGATGGGTGTTCTTGCAAGTTCTGAGAGAGCATCACAAATTTGGTTTGCTCCAGCCGGATTTAACCGTGGTGGGCTTACAGACGGAGCAGCAGGCATACCGATTGTAAATGTCACTGAACGTCTTACTTCCAAGCAACGCGACACTCTATACGAGTCAAGAATTAATCCAATTGCTAGCTTCCCCAGCACAGGAATTGTGGTGTTCGGACAGAAGACTCTTCAAG